AACTATATATTCGTGATACAAGTAAAGAGAGGAGAGAAATCGTCCAAGAAGTGGTTGACTTTTGGCAGAAAAAATATAAAACTCATTTCAGTCCAAACCCAAAACCAAATTCTCCAAATATTACACCGACCAAAAAGAAAAATGAGACAAACTCACTCTAAATTTCTGTGGCTGGAAGCATTACCTTCCGTAAAATCAACTGATGGTCTAACTTTTTCCATTTCTTCTTTTTTATTTAAAATGGTGAAAGACGAAATACAAAACTCACTTGGTCTTTGTTGTTTATAAATCCAACATTTTCCCAAGTTCATTATATTTATGGAAGAATTAGCGTCCCTTGTTCTAAATACGATTTTTTTGTTTTCGCAACTCACGCAGTTAGAACACACTAATAAACGAAATTCCTCTTTGTTTTCCTTATTTCTGTAATGTTTCAAATGTTGAAAACAATCACAACATTTCTTACTTGTATTACATTCGTTTATTGTGATTGTATCATATCTTTTATGAATTAGTTTCCTTAATCCCTTATTCATAGTAGGCATAAAATGTTTCATTTGAGATGTTCTACTCCAATTCCCATAACAGATTAAAATATTTTCTCCAAATATTTTTTCTATGTTATTCAAAAATGTATCTATGGATTTATTACCATAACTATACTGACGGAACTTCATTTTTCTCCATACTTCCTTCTTGTAAAATTCCATAGTTTGTTTATTTAACCTATCTTTTTCAACTAAATAAGATTTGAAACTATTGTAATTTACTGATTTGCTATTTTGTAAAGACAATACATTTTCATACTCATTTATCTTGTTATTTTTCTTTTCTCGTTGTAGAATAATTTGGTTTCGTTTCGTCATACTTTCCTTTTTTCTTTGTGGTGCGGTATATTGTAGTTTATTACCTTGTCCGTCTATCATATAAACCAAAGAACGCTTACCTGGGTCTAAACCGATTATATTTCTTGATTGTAAATTTTCTAATTGTTGTGTATCTAATTCTTCAATATTTGTATAATCATAATCCTCACTATTTACTTTTTTATTTTTATTTTCTTCGCCTTTACAATCTCTTCTAATAAATAATAAAGAACAACTAATTCCATCTGTCGTTATTTCATTATGAAAAGTATAATGTTTATTTTTGAATAATCTGTGTTTCATATCCAACAAACTACTCCATAATGTATTTTGATAATTCGTAATCTTTTTTAGAACTTCTCCTTTCTTTTCGCTTTCAGGACAAAAGATTTCAGCAATACAACTACTATCAAATTTCACATTCTTTGGAATAATATTGTTTCGTAATGGTAAAGGTTGAAATAATTTATTTTCTTGTATTTCTAATATAGAATTCATATACAACAAACCTTTCAAATATTCAAATTGTCTTACTTTTACATCATAATATATAGATTTATTGATATTTGTTGGTAAAATATGTTGTAAATGAGTAAGTTTCCATATAGTAAATTTTTCATTTGTATCTTCTAACATCAACAAATTATGCTTAAATTCAAACAAATCTTTTTTGTCTTCTGTAATTTCATTTGTAGTTTTATTTATAAAACGAAGAAAATGTTGAATAAAATGTTCTTGTATATTTGTAGAAATACAAACTTGAATTTGTTCTGCTATAATATTTATCAAATGTGATTTATTTACTAAACTTATTTTATTGTGATTGAGTAAAGGTTGATATTCTTTTGTATAAAATTTTTGTAAAATATCTAAAAGTTGTGTATCTTTTGATTTTCTACCACTATTAGATTTTGTTCCTAATGTTTTGATACAATATTTTACAAATGTAAATTTATCATCAAAAATAGGAAATGGTAAATTGTTATGAAAGCAATACAAAATATATAATCTAATAAATTGATAAGTATGAATAACTAAATCATTCATTTCAAAAACTAAATCAGTAATAAGTGGTTGAACTTCTTTATATTTCAATAAAACAGATTTGAGTGTTGTTTTGATGGTTTTGAATTTAGATTTTTCTAAATTCCTAAAAGGTTTGAATGTTTCTTTCTTTTTCTTTTTTACCATTCTATATATTTACTAAAGATTTTATTTTAAAGCAATTTTAACGAATTATTTTTGCTTAATTATTTCTAAATATTTTATATTTTGTTGAACGAAAAAAACTTCCATCATTTTTAGATTTTTCTATTTCACTTCTTTCAAATATATAATTTTGCTTTCGTAAAATACTTCTTACTATATTTAGGTAAGGTCTTTTACATTCAAAATTTGGACGAAACGATGAAATACAACTAACCGAAAAATATTTTTGTATATCTTCTTTCATTTGTAAAATTTTATTCTGTTTTTCTGTATCATTATCTAATTCACATAATAGAAACGATTTATTTTCGTCTAATTCTAAAATGCTTATAATTTTATTACATATTTCTTCTCTTTCACTTTGGTATTTTTCACTTAATTTAATCCTCATTATATAAAATTAAGCAACTTATTTTTAATATATTTTGTCTCATTTTTCTTTTTGGTCGGTGTAATATAATCTTTTTTCATAAAACTATCAACAATTGTATCTAAAAAATCTGCTCTATCTCTTCCAACAATAAAAAACATATTTATTTTTTCAATACCTTTTTCAATAAAATCGTGGTTAATTACTCTTTCTATAAAAGAAAATGAGTTACCAGATGAACATAAAACAATTACTTCAAGGCTTTCTATTTTTTCTCTCTTTGGGTCTCCTTCTGGCAATTGTTCTATTAGTTGTCTTTTGTATGTTGTAATCATTTCTTCTAAGATCATTGATTTATAAATAGAACCAGGTTTGGTTACTTCTACTATAATAGCACCATCTGCTTTATTTTTGGGTCTTGGAATAGTTTCTTGATTGCATGGAATTGGATTTTTTCCATCCATAGTACTAGATGTAATTACATAAGTTTTTTCTGAACCCAAATCAACTGCTTTATCAATTAAATTTTTAATTAACACTAAATGTCCTGGAGTAGGAGGATTCATTCTTACAAAAGAAAAAATGAATATATTTTCTGGATTATAATTTATGCTCATATATATACTAACTATGAATAAATTTTGCGATAGATTCAATCCACTCATTTATTATTTTTTCAATATAAATATCATAATTTCCATCTAAAACTATTTGATTATCGCAAATACAATTACTAGAAGCATTATCCATCATGTTATCATGAAAAACATATGATAATTAATTACTTATGAAATACAAATATAGATAACAAATATCATTCATTTGCTATTGTTATTGCTATTGTTATTTGTTGTTTCTATTATAAATAACGATAAAGTTATTGAATATATTCCAAATACTTAAATAAAGAAATCATGTAAAAATAGTATAACAGAACTGTTCAAAAGTGTGTGTTTCTATATACAAAGGCGTAAAAATAAAAAAAATAATAAATGAAAGTACAGCTTACACCCGAAGAATAAGAAGAAAATTACACCGCGTCTGAAAATGGGTCCATTAATGTTTTTATAAAAGGATTTAAAGAACGCGGATCTGGTAGGGAGGTTGGTTTATGAAACCATTGGGATTTGGTAATTTCTGCATTGGTAATTTCTTGGTGAAACATTTGATCTATTATGGAAAAGGCGGATTTGAGAACAAGGATTTCTTGGACTAGTTCCTTTTTCATATTGAAGAGAGAAACTAGCCGATTACGATAATCTGGCTCTAGCCAAGACTCGTTTATTTTAGCAATGGCATTCATATAACGAATTTCATTTTTAACATTTTTTAAATTGGTAATGGTCTTCTTACGGTAATCATCTATTTTTTTTATAATAGAAAAAATATTGGTATTATAAATGACAGGATAACGCATGCGGATAATATGAGGAATTAAAAATTGGTTGGTTTCTTTGATTTCACTAATTTTTTTTTCTACATCATTCAATTTTTGAAGCATATCTTGTTCCAGATTTTTTTTTAATTGCGCATGTATGTTTTCTTTGGCTTCTTTTTTACCTAGATGGGGAGAGATCAGAGGATGTGTATGGGTTGGGTTCGGGGTTAAGGGATCGGATAAAGGTTGCGGCAGTAATTCTTCTTTTTCATTTGACGCATTTTCTAGTCCAATTGTAAAATCGCGAAATAGAAGAATAGAGCCAGAAGTAAATTCCACGGAGCTCTGTAATTTATCATATTGATGTGAGGAAATTTTGTGAGCTTCTGCGGCCGCGTCTAATTTGAAATAATTGACTAATGCTAATAAGAATGCAATGAATCCATTGATAGAAGAAATCAGAATGAATCCCCAAGGATAATTTTGAACAATAGAGGCCAATACGGTGACACCAGTAGATAATAATATTGCGGGCATCATTAAATAATGTAGTTGTGTTTCACAGTAATATTTGGATTCCATATAAATGATTTTTTGACCTTTTAAGTAGCTTGCCAAGATATCCAAGGCGGAGGAATATTTGTGATTGATATCATTATAATACTTATCCATGCTTTGTTCCACTTGTTTATAGTTTAATTTTTTGTATTTAATTTCTCTCTTTGTATTCGGGTTAGGAGCTAGAGAAGATGGAAGATTGGGGCTGTGACTGAGACTGGAATTGGGTCTAAGATTGTAATTTGGTTCAGGATCATTGGATTTCGGTTCAGCTTCATTTTCTTCTATAGAATTGGTACTTTTTGTGTCACTTAAATCACTTGCACTTTCGGAATAATAATTTTCATCCCCTATAATATTATCTAACTCAGATAATCCGCTTCTATATCGTTTTAACTCGCGGAAAGTATTTTTCAATGTTTGACGTCTGCTCTCATTTGCAGGTGTGTCTTTTCCAATTTGAATATAAATGGAAGAATTATTTAGGTTTTTAAAATCGGGAATTTCTTGTAATGATTCTAAAGAAGGTGTATTTACCAAATAATTAGTATTGGACAATATAGAATTTGGAAGAGGGATACTGTTGGATGTCATTTCTTTATTATTTATTGTTTATTATTTTTGTTATTTTTGTTATTTTTGTTATTTTTGTTGTCGGGTTTTGTTTCTATTATAAATTATAATTATAAAAAACAACTTAAAGTTCTCTTATGAATAGAGAGTGTGATGGTGATATATACCCATCTATTGTAGGTTACAGCAAATAACTAATAATAAAATTTTTGCCTACAAGCACGGCACATTTTGTTGTAAAATTAATGGTAAGTTACAGCAATGTTATCTTTATTAATTATCTTGATGGATACTTACCAGCATGCAATAAAATGTGCCCTTCCGATATCGTCTAGTGGTTAGGATAGAGGGCTTTCATCCCTTTGACCAGGGTTCAAATCCCTGTATCGGAACTTGGGGGTGAGTATAAATAGGACGGTAATTTTTGATTTTGATAATATGCTCCTATATTTTAGTTGGTTAGAATGCGGGTCTTATAAGCCTGTGACCCCAGTTCAAGTCTGGGTAGGAGCATACATTTTGTATTTTTATTATGTTTCATTTAGCAAGGTTGCCCGAGTGGTCTAAGGGGGCGGACTTAAGACCCGCTGACATTGTCGCGTGGGTTCAAATCCCACACCTTGCATTTTTTACTTTTAATTTTTAATTCATTTTTTATATTTTGGGGTGTTTTTACATTTTGGGTTATTCTTTATTATGGTCGTATAGTGTAGCGGTTAGCACCCCAGACTTTGAATCTGGTATCCAGGGTTCAAATCCCTGTGCGACTATATACCCGGTTAGCTCAGTCGGTAGAGCGCCAGCCTTTTAAGCTGGTGGCCGAGGGTTCAAGTCCCTCATCGGGTGTCTTTTTCTTCTTTTATTTTTATTGTTGGCTTCAATAGCTCAGTCGGTAGAGCATGTGGCTGTTAACCACAAGGTCGTAGGTTCAAGTCCTGCTTGAAGCGATATATTTTCTATTTTATTTTAGAAAATAGAAAATATCATAATATAGTTTATTTTTATCAGGTATATATATAATATGTTAAAAAATATATTAATAATTATTGTTGTATTGATAATTATTGAATGTATATGGTTTGCCTGGTATTCCAAAAATTACAAAAATTTAAGTGGATCTGACGAATTAGATAAACATTTAACAAATTATTTGAAACATGAACAAGAAATGAAACAATATTTTAAACGTATTATGAGAGAGAGGGGGGAAATGTTAAAAAATATGACATATAGTCATTGGCTTGATTATAATAAAAAACACTGTATTGTTGAATTTAATGGCGTAAAATACTATTTATTTATTTATGAAATGATTGACAAAAGTGCTGAAAATGTATTGCGTGTGTCAGGCCAACCCGAAATGTTAAATTTAAATTTTTCACTTGAACGAGACTTAATGATGAAAAAATATCAAATGCTAGAAGAATTCCCGCCATTTAAGATATTACCAGAAGAAATGGGAAATATGGACATGGATGACGATGGATTCAACGAAATTGCTTACTTTTGGGAAGATCCATTTTTACAAAGACCCATTAAAAAAAATACTATTTTTTCAGTATGTCATAAAGAACAATTTGACTGTCTCATTGGAATAGGATACACTACAGAAGATTTAATATCCAAATATGAAAATATTTACTATAATTATGTTCCCATATCAAAACTCATCTTCTTTAATATTGTTATTTTTATGACTCCTGTTATTTTATATTTAATTGATACTACTGACATTAATTTTATTAAATCTTTAATTATTTTAATTGTCAGTTGGAGTTTTTTTATTGCTTTTTTATCTCAAACAACTATTAAATCAACAATAGCAATTGAAAATGAAAAACTAAATCAAATTGCAGCAAATATTTTGGGTGCTTCTTTCTTAACTGGTGTAAGTATATTTATTATTGGCTTGTTGGATAACTCCAAAAAAATTAATAACAAAAAGGTAAATAATACAAAAATATTACAAACTGTTATATTTTTATTTGCAATTGTTGTTATACTTTTATTGTTTTCTTTGGTCAAATTCAACAATTATAAAAGTGTAGATGATTTAAAAAATCAAAGAATATCAGTTCAGATATTTTATAACTATTCTATATTTTATAATATTGTTATATGTGTTCTATTTACAGTGTTCGTTTTTGAAAATTATCATTTACTCAATATGGAAAAAGTGAGAACAGTTTTTGGAATGAAAAAGTAATTTTTCTGATTTTCTAATTTTATAATGTTATAATTTTTTATAATATTATAGTGCTATGCAAATGCAAATAAAATTTACTTAGCATTCAGGTG